AGCAAATAACTACCGCTAGTTTTATTGTGTTCTCGCTTATCACTCTGGCCGGATCAGGATTTTTCTTCTACGGCGTTTATTTGGATCAAAGCCTAAAAACCAAGAAAGAATTAATACAAGAAAAACGAGAGCGGGTTAAAAACTACAGAAAATGTGGCAGGGCGAAATGTTAAAATGTAGTAATACTCAACATCCTATATATGGGATATATATGACGCAGTTTGTTATCGACGGCAAAGAATATGACATTGAAAGTTTAGGCGATGAGGCCATGACGTATGCATCTCGGATGACTGAGATTCAAGCTGAGAACGATCAAATTCGCGTTCGCGAAAATGAAAACCTGGCGTTGTTAAATTTTTACGCCCAAGCAATCCAGGCAATCGCAGAACCAGAGTCAAAGATAGAGATCGTAAGGTGACCTACTTTCGCGACGAGGAATTCTTGTGTCAGCACTGCCAAGAGCCTGGTATTAAAAGCGAAATTGTTGAGGTGCTCGAGGCGATGCGAGAGGAATGCGGATTCCCTTTCATTGTTACCTCTGGGTATCGATGCCCTGATCACCCAATTGAGGCACGTAAAAGCAAGCCTGGAGCTCACGCAGGAGGTTATGCCGTAGATATATCTGTCAGTCACGGAAAAGCCTTGCAGGTCATAAAATCAGCGATGGACTTCGGCATCCAAAGAATTGGCGTGAACCAAAAAGGCGAAGGCCGTTTCATTCATGTAGACGTTGATCCAAGTCGGTACACCCCGGCTATGTGGAGTTATTGATGCCGCTAATTTCTTTAAGCCTACCGCCAGGAATTGTCAAAAACGGTACAGAGTTGCAGCAAAGCAACACTTGGAATGATGGTAATTTGATTAGATGGTACGAGAGTTCTTTGCAGCCGGTCAAAGGCTGGCGGAAAAGAAGCGTTTCCGCCATCAGCGGATCATGCCGAGCTCTTCTCACTTATATCGATAACAGTTCGTTACGTCGAACTATAGCCGGAACCAATACGCATCTGTACGTCATTACTGAAGCTGGCCAAGTAAGTGACATTACACCTACTGGGTTCACTGCTGGCGCTGCGGATGCCAGCCAGAATTTTGGTTATGGCGGATCATCATGGGGAGCATACGAGTGGGGAACACCGAGGCCGGACATTGGAGTTTACTCAGTAGCTGACACATGGTCATTAGATACATGGGGAGAATACGCGATCGGCTGTTCTACCTCCGATGGTAAAATCTATCAATGGACCAACGCAACTCAGACGATCGCTGCGGTCCTGTCAAATGCACCGACAGGTACAACCTCAATTGTTGTAACGGATGAGAGATTCATCTTCGCGCTCGGCGCCGGTTCAGAAAATAACAGAGTCGAGTGGTGTGACCAGGAGTCAAATAATTCCTGGACACCGGCAGCAACAAACCAGGCCGGTGGGCAAAATTTGACGACCGATGGTAGTTTGTTGAGCGGACACTCGCTCCGAGGTGAGACGCTACTAATCACTACCACGGATGCTCATGTAGCCAGGTATACCGGACCTCCTTTTGTTTATTCGTTTCAGCGAGTCGGTGACGGATGTGGCGCCATCTCAACTCATAGCTGTGTTGCAGCAGACCAGTTTGCAGCCTGGGTCGGCCTAAATAGTTTTTACATTTACGATGGTTCTGTTCGCGTACTAAAGAGCACTGTCGGGGACTATTTTTTCAGTAATTTAAATACTGCTCAAAGATCAAAAATTTCTGGCGTGTTAAATTCTGAATATTCGGAAATCTGGTGGTTCTATCCATCTTCTAATTCGTTAGAAAACGACAGCTATATTATTTTTAATTATCGAGATGACCACTGGAACATTGGTTCCCTGGTTAGGACCGCTGGTGCGGACGCTGGCGTTTTTCTCTACCCACAAATGGTTGGCGTAGACGGTTATGTCTACGAACATGAAGTTGGGTTTAGCTATGACAATGCAGTGCCGTTTGTTGAATCCGGTCCAATACAGCTTGGGTCGGGCGAGAACGTAATGAGCGTTACTCAACTAATTCCTGACGAACGAAACCAGGGTGATGTGACTGCGACTTTTAAAACGAAATTTTATCCCAACGCAACAGAGACTAGCCACGGTCCTTTCGCGATGGCAAATCCGACGAGTGTTAGGTTCCAAGGTCGTCAGGTCAGTATGAGAATCGACGCAGCGATAAACACAGATTGGAGAGTTGGAACGATGAGACTCGAGGCTACGGCTGGCGGTAAACGATGAATTTGCCTCCTGTTGCCGCGACCTACGATAGAACTATTCAAACCCAGATAAATCTGCAAATCGGTTTAGCTGACAATTTAAACCACAAGAAAAACCAAGACATTGAAGCGGGTGACGGTCGAGTGATTATAAAGAGCGCAAACGGACAACGTTACAAAATTGCGGTTTCAAATTCGGGAACGATATCAGCGAGCGCAATATGAAGGACGAATCATTACGAGCTCCTACCCCTCTCGAGGCAATGCTGCCCTATCGACAAATGATCCAAAACGCTTTGGACTTTGGGCACAACACGCACTCGTTTCAAGATATTGTAAATGGTGTTGCCGCCCAGGATATGCAGTTCTGGCCAATGGAGCAAAGCTGCCTGGTCACTGAGATCGTTACCTATCCAAACTCTCGCGCTTTGCACATTTTTTTAGCTGCTGGTGATCTCGAGGAAATAAAAGGCATCGATGAAACGCTGGCGATTTTTGGAAAGCAATTGAACGCTCAAGTGATAAGTCTGTCAGGAAGAAAAGGCTGGACTAAGGCTCTCAAAGATATTGGTTATCAAACAGCGCACGTCACAATGTTTAAGGAGATTTTATAAAATGTCAGCTTCGGGAAAGAGTACAGGAAAAGGCGGTAGCCCTACCCCTGGCAGTGGCAAGGGCGGTGGTGAGACAAACCCAACGCCAGGAAGCAATCAACCTGGTATGCCAATAAACTACAACGCCGCTAATGACGTTTACGGCCAAGGGTTGCAAGTGAATCAGCCCATGCAAGGCTACTACAACCAGTTCCCAGCCGGGGGTTCAAACTACGCTCCGCCTGTTTACCCCGAACCTCCAGAGCCGCCGAAGTCGTACCCAACGCCATACCCAGGGTTTGATTACAATAACCCTTTTGGCAATTCATACTCCGGGGGCGGTCAGTTTGGCCTCGACAGCACAAGCCCTTATGGGTTCTACAACAACAGGCAGTCACAGTATCAATATCAGCCTAATATCCAGACGGAGCGTCCGGGGCAGGGTCAAGGAAGTCCCTTCGATCAATTACTTCAAGGCGTGACAAACTCAGCTCAAACTGCTGCGACAGCACCAGCAGCGGCACCAGCAGCGGCACCAGCAGCGGCACCAGCAGCAGCGCCGGTAGCAGCGCCAGCGGCCTTGGTTGACCCGCGAGCTTCTAGGTCAGGTAATGGACGGTACAGTTTCAATCACCCGCAGTATGGCCAAATTGACGATCTTACAGAGAGTGGGCTACAAGCAATGATCGCGGAAACTGGCCCCGATCCTACAATCCAAAATGCTATGGATCAGGCTATGAATTTTAGGTTCTAGGAGAAAAAAATGAGTTTCGGAAAAGAAAAAAGTAGTAGTGGTGGCTTCGACCCTGAATTGAAACAAGCACTTCTAGGTGTTTTCAAAGAAGGGCAAAACATTTTTAAAAATCGTAAGTACACGCCCTACAATTCCGCGACTGTTGCTCCCTTGTCGAATATTGAGATGGCAGGTATGCAAGGTGTCGTTAACGCAGCCCAACAGGGTTACGGCCAGCAGCAAATGCGTGACGGGATGAACACCGCCCGAAACGAAAGCATGTATAACCCTGGGCAGGTTAGAGCTCAGGGGATAGGCAATCAGAATGTCGGAGTTCAGGGTATCGGGCATCGGGACGTGCGCGTCCAGGGTATCGGAAGTAGAGACGTGCGCGCTCGGGGTATCGGAAGTAGAGACGTGTCGATGGTAGGACCATCTCAGCAAATTCGTGAAGAGCGAGTTGCCGGTCCTTATGGCAAAGATATGAGAGAGGTTGGACTCGAGAGACTCTCGAACACAAACTACGACCCGTATCAAAATAAATTTAACGAACAGGTTGTTGACACTACGCTGGCTGATATCGAGCGCGCTCGGCAGATGCAGCAAAATCAGAATTCAGCAAGAGCAATCGGTGCCGGTGCATTTGGCGGTGACCGCGAAGCGATTGTTCGATCGGAAACAAATAAAGCAGCCTTGGACCAAGTCGCTCGAAGTTCTGCGGCTCTTCGAAGCAGTGGCTTTGATAAATCTACCAATATGGCTCAATCCGACATTGCGAATTTTATGAAATCTCAGCAGTTAAACCAGGCTACTGATTTGAGTGCGGGTCAATTTTCACAGGGCCAAATGATGCAAAGAAATTTGGCAAATCAGCAAGCTAACTTGGCTGCTCAAAACTCAAACACATCCAATGATCTCGCTAGAAGCAAACTCAATATGCAGGGTCAAATTTCAAATCAGCGGACAAATTTCGACGCTCAAAAACAAAATCAAATGGCCAATCTCCAAGCGCAACTTGCAAACCAGCGAACAAATTATGACGCGCAAAGACAAAACCAGATGGCTAGACTACAGGCAGGTCAAGGTAATCAAAGGGTAAATTTTGACGCGCAGAGACAGAACCAGATGGCTAGACTACAGGCAGGTCAAGGTAATCAAAGGGCAAATCTTGACGCTCAAAAATCAAATCAGATGGCCTACCTTCAAGCCGCGATGCAAAACCAAAACGCTGGGCTAAAAGCTTCTCAGCAAAGGCTGGGTGCTGCCAAGCAGTTGGGCTCGATGGGTCAGGACTACAGAAATTTAATGTTCCAAGATCCAGCAGCGATGATGGGTGTTGGCAAGATG